ATTACCAGTAGGCGATAACCTTGATTTAGGTGGTGCTGGTGTTACTAATGCTGGAACCATTAATGCAACAGACGTTAGAATTAATAACGTTTCGTTTAATAATCCATTCAGTGGTGACTATAACGATCTAACAAATAAACCTCAGATTCCAGAAGTACCATCGGCTTTGAGTGCGTTTGCAAATGACCAGGGATTTCTGTCAACTGTTGTCACAGACGATGTAGTTGAACTCGGCGGTGCAACTAATAAATGGCATACAAATTCTAGAGTTGATGCACGTATACAAGCGGCACAACTTCAAAGTCTTAATAACGTAACTGCAACTACAGCCGCAGATGACGGTAAAGTTCTTTACTATGACCATGCATCAGGAACATTTAAATATACAGCTACAACTACTGAAGTTGACACTATTGATACAGTTTTATCAAGAGGCAATACTACAACTAGAGATATTAAAACAACAGGCAAAGTTTACTTTGCTAATAAATTTGATACAGAAGAAGACTTATTTGCTGTAAGTCCATCAATATATCATGGAATGTTTGCTCATGTTCATGCAACAGGCAAAGCCTATTTTGCACATCATGATGGTTGGTTTGCGTTGGTAAAAGAAGGCGACGGCTTAACAGCAATACAAGTTGCCGCTGACGATTCAACAATAAGAACAGTTAGTACCGGAGAATCAATTAAGTTTGCAGGTGGAACTGGTATTTCAACTGCCAGTGATGCAGAAGGCAACATAACATTTAATGTTGGTAACATAGGTGACCTAGTAGATGTTGGTGTAGCAGGAGCAACTAATGGACAAGTATTAACATTTGATTCAGGTGCAGGAACTTGGGGACCAGGTTCAGTTGCATCACCAAATAACATTGACGATCTAACTGATGTTGACACAACTACTATATCTCCAGTTGATGATTATGTTTTAAGTTTTAAAAGTGCAACATCAAAATGGGAACCAAGACAATTAAATAATGTTGATGCGGCAACTGTTACTACAGTAGCTAACTCAACAGCGGCGGCACAGTTTGTAACTTTTGTTGGCACAGGTGATAGTAATGGTCAATCCCTAAGAACAGATGCTTCAATAACTTATAATCCTAATACAAATGTATTAAGTGCAACTTCAATTAGTGCAACTACTTTTAATGCTACCAATTTAAATATAACAGGTAGTATTTCAAACGGTGTAAATGAAGTTACCTTTGCAACTGATCTTAAACTAGGAAGTGCAAACGAAGTTAGATGGTACGATACTAATAATACAAATTACATGGGGTTCAAAGCGCCAACTGATGTAACAACAACAAAAACATTTACTTGGCCAGACGGTGATGGAACTAACGGACAAGTATTAACTACTGACGGAGCAGAAACTCTAAGTTGGGTATCTGCGGCTTCAGGTGATCCAAATGAAGATTCATTTAAAACAATTGAAGTTTCAGGACAAAGTGATGTTGTAGCAGACTCGACAACAGATACATTAACACTTGTTGCTGGTGCTAATATGACAATTACTACAAGTGGTGATGAAATTACATTCGTTGCCTCAGGTGGTGGCGGTGGTGGAACACCAGGTGGTGCTGATACACAAGTACAATTTAATGATGCAAGTTCATTTGGTGGCGACGCAGGATTAATATATAACAAAACAACTGATACACTAACAGGTGTAAACATAGTTGCAACTAAAATTACAGCTGACGAAGTTGTAAGTTCAGGTGCAGGTATACCAACTATAACTTCAGCAAGTAATTTAATTTTAGATGCGGCAAATGCCGTTGTAATACAAAAAGCACCTTTACGTGTAGGTAGTTTTGATAATGATGGAATAGCAGGTATTGTTGGACAAGGTGGTGATGTAATTTATAACAGTTCAGCAAAACAATTAGTATTCTCAGATGGTACAAGTTGGATACCAACATCAGATAACTTTACATTTAGCGTTGGTGCAGATGACTCGACTTTAAGACCAATTAGTAAAGATGAATCAATTAAATTTATTGGTGGAACTGGTATTACAACTGCCAGTGATGCAGAAGGCAATATAACATTTACTGGTTCTAGTGGAGCATCATCAATAGACGGCTTAACAGATGCTATTAGTGGAGCGGCAAACTTTACAAATAGTATAAAACTTGGTGACGCAACAACAGGAACTTTGAATGCGGCTGAAAAAAATACTATAGTAGGATTTGAAGCTGGCGGTTCACTTACAGACGCTGATTCAAATGTACTAATAGGATTTCAAGCTGGTAAAAATTTAGATGCTGGTAGTAGCAATACTATCCTTGGTTCGTATACTGCTACTGCTGGAGAAACAGGAGTTGTTGTAGTTGCGGCTGGTACTAGTGAACGTTTACGAATTAGTGCAACTGGTTTATTAAGAATTGCTGGTGGCTCTGATGTAGACCTTGGTGGTACTGACGGATATGTATTAAGATATCGTGATAGTGACGGTAAGTGGCTAGGTCAGTTACCAGGACTTTCTTATAGTGTTATTAATTTTGGTACAACAGCATTTAGATGGACTGGACCTGGTGTACCAAGTTCAGCAGACAATCCAACTATGACATTATATAAAGGATTTTCATATACAATTATTAACGAGGCTTCAACTAATCACCCAATCGAAATTAGAGTAAGTGCTGGTGGTAGTGCTTATACAACTGGTGTGTCAGGATCAACATCAGGAACACAATTATTTACAGTTCCAATGGATGCTCCATCAACATTGGTTTATCAATGTACTCTCCATTCAGCGATGGTTGGTGACATAGTTATTGCGTAAGGAGAAACTATGAGTGAAAAACATTATGTTGTTTCTTTACACAAAGGCTTTAGCAAAGAAGAAGTCATTGACGCTCTTAATCGAGACACAACTGTTGACAGCAAAGTTGACAGTAATATAATTCCAGACAGACAAGTACAAAACGTAAACACTAGACCTTCTAGTAAACGAATCTTTGAAGTAGCTCTTACAGACGAAGAAGCAGTTAAACTTCAAAACGATCCCAGAGTTGGTGGTGTTGAGCTTCCACTTGTATGGGATGATGATTGGTTAGACTATGAACAAACTGGTGATTGGACTAGAGACGCTACTTCAGAATCAAGGGCTAATTGGGGCTTCTTAAGACAAATTAACAAAACAAATTTATGGGGACAAAATGTCACTCAAGATCTTCCTGCTGGAACAACTTACGATTATCATTTAGACGGAACAGGTATAGATTATATACACCAAGAAGGTAGTAAAATTAGATTTACTCATGAGCAATGGCAAGACAGAAACGGCGTTAGTCGTTTAGTACCTTTCCAATGGAACACACTTCCTAATTGTAGTGCTATGCCCGATATTGATTATACTAATGTATCAGGTGCGAGTAATCACGCAACCCATTGTTGTGGAACTGCTACAGGAAAAGATTACGGTTGGGCCAAGAATGCAAAAATTTATAATATACCTTATAACAGTTTCGATCAAGCATTTTGGTTTGATGCAATAAAAGAATTCCATAGAGCTAAAGACGTTGACCCAGTTACTGGTTATAAACGACCAACAGTAGTAAGTGCCAGTTGGGGATCAAAAGGTTACTTTACTAGTATAACAGATATTCAATTTAGAGGAACTAGTGTAGGAAGTGTTAAGAACGAATCATTCGGAATGGTCGGCGATACCTACGGCAAATTTAATACAGCTGGTTATGGATTATCGGCTGAAGTTGAAGAAATGCAAGACGAAGGTGTACACTATTTTAAAAGTGCAGGCAATCAAAAACAAAAACTTTGTTTCTTCGGAGATATAGATTATAACAATCATATTATACGAAGTGTTGCTACAAGTAATATTGCGGCGGGCAACCCTGTATATTATAACAGAGGTGCAGGCAATATAGGACCTGACACAGTTGTTGTAGGTAATTTAGATAGTGAATTAGAGGGAACTGAAGAAGCTACTAATGACAGTAGTGATAAAGGTCCTAGAGTTGATATATGGGCGGCTGGCACAAATATTGTAAGTGCTGGTAGTTCTAATGATACAGATGTCCACCTTTACTCAGGAACATCAATGTCTACACCACAAGTTGCTGGAATGAGCTGTTTACTATTACAATTAAACCCTGGATGGACACCTGCACAATTACGCAAGTGGTGGCATGACAATTCAGTCAAAGATTTATTGTTTCAAGGATCAACAGACGAGAATACACCATCAACATTTTTCTCAAATTCAAGAAGTTTACAGAATGGCTATAATAGAATAGCTTATTTTCCATTTGCGGCTAATAGAGCACTAACAACAAATGTAGGAATATAATAATGGCTGGTGAAAAAGAATATAAAGTTATTACTAAAAAAGGTATTGATATTGCAGAAATAGAAGCTGAACTAGAAAGAGATACTACTAGCGATGCGGCTGTTAGTGCAAACGTTCCAAATAGAACTGTTGACGTAGCGTATGCTAAGAAAGCCAATGATAGAATTACTCATTATATGATGACTGATGCCGAAGCGGCAGAATTATCAAAAGATCCAAGAATTCATGCAGTAGAAACAAAACCAGATCCAGAGTTTTTTAAACACGAACCATTTGAAACACAGACTGCTCAATTTGATAGATCAACATCTAATGAAGCAGATGCAAAGAACTGGGGTTTATACAGACACATGATTAAAGAGTTTGATCCTGCTTCAACAAGTAATACATATTCAGCAGATTATACATATACACTAGATGGTACTGGTGTTGATGTTGTTATACAAGACGACGGTATTGATCCTACAGGACATCCTGAATGGGAAGATGCTAATGGTACTACAAGATTTCAACAAATAGATTGGTATACAGAATCAGGTGTTGCAGGGGCAATGCCAGCAGGTCATTATACAGCAAATCCGGCTGGAGCTGGTGAGCATGGAAGTCATTGTGCAGGTATTGCCGCAGGTAAAACTTTTGGTTGGGCCAAGAATGCAAAAATTTATTCTTTAAGACATTATGGTGGGGCTGGGAATGAAATTTCTGATACTGACAAATATGATCTTATTAGACATTGGCATACTCAAAAACCAATTGACCCTAACACAGGATTTAAACGTCCTACTATTGTAAATCAAAGTTGGGGATGGAGAGCATCATTTTCATCAACTCTACAAGTTACGCATATATTTTTTAAAGGTGTAGATCAAGGTATTGCTCAACAAGATCTCATGGGTGGCGGGTTAGAACAATATGGAATAGTTTATTATAAAATTCCTTATCAAAGTGCTTCAGATGATGTTGAACAAGAACAATTAACAGATTCAGGAGTAATTTGTGTTAAATCTGCAGGTAATGGTTATCATCCTATTGCGGGAGCTAATGCTCCTTATTATAGTGGCATTCATGATAGCTTTATGAGATACATTGGTGATGGCGGTGTAGATTACTATTATAACCGTCCTGGATCACCACATAGTGATGATACTATATACGTAGCAAGTCTAGACAGAACTTTATTTGGTACTGAAGAATTTATAACTCAAAGCAGTGAACGAGGACCACGCATTGATATAATAACAGGTGGTGATGATATTACAAGTGCTACAAGTACCGTAAGTACATATCCTAAACAATTTTATCCAGGAAGTGGTAGCCACTATACATCAAGAATAAGTGGTACTAGTATGGCGGCGCCACAAATAACTGGAATGGGTGCATTATGGTTACAAGCAAATCCAGGTGGAACTGCTCAACAATTTAAAGATTTTCTTGCAATCCATGCCACAAGTAATTCCTACGATAGTGGTACAGATGAATCATTTAATGAGGATAACGTTATTCCAAGACGTTATGGTGCGCCAAATAGAATAGCATATTGGCCATATAATAGTCCTAATCCGTGGGGTTGGAACGGAAGTAGTGGCAGTGGCACAGCTGGAATAAATACATAAGAAGAGAGATAAAATGGCACTACAAAATATAAACATAGGAACACTAGCAAACGACGGCACAGGTGATGATCTACGTGAAGCGTTTATTAAAGTTAATCAAAACTTTGATGATTTAGACTTACGAGCTCCTGAATCAACTACTGCAAGTAATTTAGGCAACGTTGGTGAAGGAATTTTCCACCAAAAAGCTGGTGCTGATTTACAGTTTAAAAAACTTGTATCTGGGGCTAATATTACATTAACAGCTTCAACTAATGGCATTACAGTTAATGCTTTAGGCGGATTACAACAATTAAATGTTGTATCTGATTCCGGATCCAAGGCGTTGGTTGACGGCGATACGTTAAATATATTTGGAGGAGTAGGTGCCAGTACAACTATTAGTGGTAACGTTTTAACTGTTAATACAACTACTGAACTTTCAACTGATACTACTCCAGTATTAGGTGGAAATTTAGATGCAAACGGAAATAATCTTATTAATGGTGGCACATTAACAGCAAGTTCTTTTCAAGGTACGTTTAATGGAGATTTAACTGGTTTAGTACACGGAGTAGATATTAGATTAATTGCTCCTAACACAGCTGGTTTTAATTTTGGATTATTTAATCAAACAGTAACTAGTATTGTTGATTGGTTAATTTCAATAACAGAAGTTGACTTTGGTAGTTTATTAGTGCCGGTGGGATTCGACTTTGATGCAGGAACTATAGCATAAGGAAAATAATATGGCAACATTAACAATTACATCAAACGGTTTACCTAATCCGGCGGCATTCGGAAATGCATTTGGAAATAATGAATTTACACCAAACGTAAATACCGCAATTGCACAAGCATATAATTATTCTTTTATCTATCGTGGCGGAGAAAATACTACTGCCGCACAGGTAACAGTTCCATTAACACCAATGGGTATTATGTCCAACGGTGTTGTATTTTTTAATCCGTCAGTAGGTCCAGCAACTGTTCCACCAGCACTTGATCCTACTACAGATGCCCCTGGTGATGGTTTTGAATATAATGCAGTAGCATTTAGATCAAACTTTGGTGGCGACGATGCAGGTGGTTGGCCAGAAATTAACGGACAATATCATTATATGTCTGGAATGTTTTTAAACTTACCAACAGGCTCAGCAGAATCGGCATCATCTTGGAGTGCTACAATGTTAACAAACGCAACTCCTACACCAACTTATTATACAGCAACTAATTATAGTGGTGATAATTTTAGACACACAGACGGCCATAGTAAAATTTTAGGTTATTGTTTTGATGGATATCCTATTTACGGACCTTATTCATATACAGATCCTAATGCAGAATTAGGAACGGCTGTTACTAGAATGAATTCTTCATATCAATATTACACAACAGAACCAGCAGGGCGTGGATATACTTGGGGTGAAAAGACGGCTGGTACATTTATTAATGATCATGAATATCAAGTAGGTACAGGACATTTAGATCAATACAACGGAAGATATAATAAAACTCCAGATTATCCAGATGGAACATGGGCATATTACTTAACAGTTGATTCAAACCTTCAACCTGTTTATCCATATATAGTTGGTAACTCTACTAAACAGCAACGAAGCGTTTAGACGTTTAGCACAACATGATAGGCGCTTATTACAAAAGTCGAAAGTGGGCTTTGTGGGCCTGGGGTGGCGGCACTTTACTTGCTATTTCTTTATGGGTACAAGTACAAATAACTGTAGCCATAAACACATGGTATGGTGGCTTCTATAACTTATTACAAACAGCAGGTGAATATAAAGATAAAGCTGACGTAGGTACAGCATTATTTTACGACAAATTAATTAGTTTTGAATATTGGACCAATGGATTACAAGGCGAACCCTCGTTTGCTGTATTGGCATTTCCGTATGTAATACTCGCAGTTGCTACAGGATGGTTTACTCGTTTATACGGATTACGTTGGCGAGAAGCAATAACATTTGATTATATTCCACGTTGGCGTAATGTTGAAACTGAAATAGAAGGCGCTAGTCAACGTATTCAAGAAGACTGTAATAGATTTGCTCGCATTGTTGAAAATTTAGGATTACAAGTTGTACGAGCTATAATGACGTTAGTAGCTTTTATTCCTGTCTTATGGGCATTAAGTAGTGCAGTTACAATTCCGTTCTTTAGTGATATTCCAGGTTCGTTAGTATGGACAGCTCTAGTTGTATCATTAGGCGGTATTATTATTTCATGGTTTGTTGGATGGAAACTTCCAGGACTTGAATATAATAATCAAAAAGTAGAAGCGGCATTTAGAAAAGATTTAGTATTAGGTGAAGATGATAAAGCCAATTACGCACAACCGGAAACACTATGGAGTTTATTCACTGGTATACGCTTCAATTATCATAGACTTTATATGCATTATGGGTACTTTGATACTTGGCGTATTACTTACGATCAATTTATGATAATTGTACCGTACTTAATTGTTGGGCCTAGTTTATTTACAGGTGCTGTACTATTAGGCGTAGTTGTACAAGTATCAAATGCTTTCCAGAAGGTTCATGGTGGATTTGCATTATTTTTAGAAAACTGGACCACAATCACAGAGCTTCGCAGTATATGGAAGCGTCTACATGAGTTCGAACGTAACTTGACCAAGTATGCATAATATCCGATAAATACTGTAAGTATAGGATATAAGCATATGGCAAATTTACCGGTTTGGACAGAATTATCAGGACACACCCTAGCAACACTAGAGGAAAGAATAACTACTGCGGTTACACTACCTTTAGATCCTTCTAGTGCTGATATTATTACAGGATTTAAACCTGATTCAACAGCTTTAAGTAGCGATCCATTACCTACATTAACAAATTCAACAGACCTAAGTATAACTAAAACTTGGTCACAAGAACCTAGCGGATATACATATCCGGTATCTATTAGGATACCTACTATTCCTGCTCTCACAGATAAAAAAATACCAGTAGTTATATTACTACACGGAGAAGGTGGAACAGGTAGTAATGAAATTACTACTTGGGAAAACTACTTAGGTGATCATATTTTAGTTGCTCCAACAGGATATAACAATACCTGGAATGTTGCAACTGAAACATCTAAAGCACCTGATATTGATATGCTTAAAGATTTAATTACAGCATTAAAAGGTCATAATAATATCGATCAATTAAAAATAAAATTTGTCGGTTTTAGTGCTGGTGCAGGATTAGTGAACAGAGCATTTATTGAAATTGACGATACTGATATTCATTCATATGTAACTATTGGTGGACAACTATTTGATCCACAATATCGTAACGATATATTTTACTTTCCATCAACACAAACTGGACCTGATGCTAGTGATTATAATACAGCTACAGTACCATTCCAAGACAAAAGGATGTTAACAATTCATGGAACTAATGATAATATTATTCCATACCTTGGTGGTATTGCTGGACCGGCACCTGGTGTAAACTTTTTATCTGCACAAGACTCTGCATACGCTTTAGCAAAAAGCCAAGGATACACAGGTGGTATAATTCCAGATGCAGGTGGTGTATTTTACGGAACAAATAGTACTTACTATTATAGCTACTTAGGTGGACGAGTAACACATTATAAAACTGCAACTGCACATACAGTCGAAACATTTATGAAAAATATTGTTCAAGGATTTATGACGTATGTATACAGTACTGCTCCAGCTATATTTTTACAAGCAGGTTCTATTACAAACATTTCGCTTAATACTAGTATTATCAGTTTAATAAGTGGAGAATTACCACCAGGATTAAGATTAGAAGAAAATAAAATTATAGGAACACCATTTGAAGTTGAACGTAGTACAGAATTTAAATTTGTATTACGTGCTACAAATAGTGCAGGTATACAAGATAGAACATATAACATTATTGTAAATGGACCAGATGCTCCTGTATGGGCTACTAATGAAGGTAAACTTCCATTAGGACCTAATAACTCTTTTTATATTATAGACAGTAGCATTGTTGACTTCCAACTACAAGCAATTGATCCAGATTTACCAGCAGGGGATGAACTTGAATATTATATTGCAGACGGCGATGGTACATTACCACCAGGTATAAAATTAACTAAAGAAGGAAGACTTATAGGAATTGTTGACCCTATTCTAGCATTAGATTTAAGATCAGGTAGTGGCTTTTATGACACTACACAGTTTGATAGTTTTCCTTTCGACTTTGGATTAAGAAGTGCTAATGGTTATGAAAGTTACTTTTATGATACTACAGGATATGATAAATCTATTCCAACTAGAAGCCCAAAGAAACTTAATAGATTTTTTGAATTTAAAGTAAGTGTTAGTGATGGTGATACAGTTGTAGTAAGAAAATTTATAATCTTCTTAGTAGGAGATGATTTCTTACGTGCTGATAATACAATTATGCAAGTTGGTACAGGAATATTTACAGCTGATAATACATACCTTAGAACTCCAGTTTGGTTAACACCTGCAAACATTGGTTATAAACGAGCAAACAATTATGTAACAATATACTTAGATGTGTTTGATCCTAATACTATTATTGGAGAACTAAATTATGCTTTAGAACAATACAATGATGATGGTAGTGCAAGTGTGTTACCTCCAGGAATGGCATTAGATGTTAGTACTGGAGAGATTGCAGGACGAGTTCCATATCAACCGGCAATTACTAAAGAATATAAATTTACAGTTGAAGCAAGACGCTTTACTAGTCAATCAACATTATTAACAGCAAAACAAAAAACATTTACAGTTAAAATATTAGGTGAGGTTGAAAGTTCTATTATATGGGACACTATGCCAGACCTAGGAACTATCAAAGCAAACTTTATTAGTACCTTTAGTGTAAAAGCAAAAATAATTGCTCAATCAATTAGCAGTAAGGTTTTATATAGAATTATTGATGGAGAATTACCACCAGGTTTAAAATTAAATCCAAATGGAGAAATTGTTGGTAAAGTAAATCAATTTAGAAATTATGATGCTGTTGCAGAAGAATGGAAAAAAGGATTAACAACAATTGATCAAAACTTACTTTTACTTGACGGTTCTACAACTACTATCGATAGGAAATTTAAATTTACTGTTGAAGCAAGAGATCGTTTTGGATTTAGTGTTTTAGCACAAGAATATAATATTATAGTTACTGATCCTGATAATATAAGTTACAGTAATTTATATGTTAAGCCTTTTATGAAAACATCACAACGAACATTTTATAATAACTTTATTGGTGATCCTAATATTTTTACTCCAGATAAAATTTATAGACCTAATGATCCAGCATTTGGATTACAAAAAGATATTAAAATGTTAGTCTACGCAGGAATTGAAACTAAAGATATTAAAGAATATGTTGCTGTATCAAGAAAA